ACTTGGTTCAGCGAATATTGTATCATCAATCAATTCTATCTCTTTAGTTTCACTATCAACATATCTTTGAGATGTTTGAGATGATGAGTATTGGCCCCCAACTTTATTAAACACTTTAATATCCGATAACGATATAACCCCATTTTGACTTTGGATTTGTCTTCTAATTTCAGATAGATTCACATTCTGACCCATTTGTCTGTTGGTTGGGTCAAAATAAGTTGATACTAAAGTTATTATTTGTGAAATAACCGAACCTTGTGTTTGACTATTATCTAATACAACATCAATATTTATCCCTAAATCAATAACATTTGCCGATTCAATTGAGATATAATCATTTATCATTCTATAGTTAGAAAGATAGTTAGCGATATTACTCTTTAAGGTGTTTGAAACTATTTCAGTTAAAGTTCCCGATTCATCATAAGCTAAAATCTTTATTTTAATCTTATTATTTTCTTCAGTTATCGCAACTTTAGCTGGTGCTCCAAACTGTGATGGCATTGTTCTAATCAACGAGTCATAATCATTAACGGTTACCGCTCTTTTTTGTGCAGCAAAGTTAAATGAAACCAAATTTCTAATCTCCTCCATAGTTGGGAAATTAGCCCCACCAATTGCTGCTGTCACGTTAGTACAACCAAGTGAATTAACAACCGTAGTGTTAATTGATTGAGATGGACCATTAACAAAAAATGATACCGTACCAATTTGTGAAATAACGTTAACACCAACATTAGTTCCCGTACCACCACCAACTCTATATTGTACAAACAATGTAGAATTACCTTTTAGTGTACTACCTAACGCCAAGTTATTAGAATACTTGTATAAATCTAATTTAAAACCATTTCTAGCAAATTCTCTAAACTGTTCATCAGCCGATTGACTACCACCACCAAATGTCATCTTTAAAAAACCTTCAGGTGTGAATTCCGAAATAAACTTGTCACTAGTTGCTATATATTTCCCAACTTTAATACCAGGTTTATCGGACACCTTTGTTGGGTCTTCAATAAACACTCTGTCTTCAGCTAAAGCACTCACCTCATACCATCTATCATCTAACCCTAAAAATTCTTGTGCCGAAGGTATGTTAGTATATTGTGTACCATCTTTTAATAATACACTGGTTATACCTAAAACATTCTTATCAGGTAAAAACATTTCATAAAAAGGTTTAACATCATTAGCCGTTATAACTTTTTTAAACACCTTTGTAAGACCATTAACAACAGTTTCTCGTTTTACTATCGTGTAATTTAATAACTTATTGTTTGAATCAAAATTAGGAATCTTTTTTCTATTTGGGTATCCATCAGCATTTGTTGGTGAAGCAAAATCAATGTCATAAACCGTTTCAAAACTTTGACCCGCACCATTAACTTGTGAACCTCTTCTCAATATTCCACAATATCTCAAATCTTCTTTATCACCAAACGCAGGTACAGTTATTGATAAATCAACCAATGCAACTGATGGTCTTTGACCAGGTATTTTCAACCCATAAGTTCTTGCTATATTATATATTGAAGATGGTTGTTGTGCGTATTGTAATACAGTTTCCTGAATACTTCTATCAATATTAAATTGTAAGTTGTCCGTCACTGCCGCATTTAAATCCAATAATACGGAGAAAACCGACGCATCATTAAAATTGTCAATTAATTCAGGATAATAAGTTTTAGTAAAGTTTACTAATTCAGTTCTTATTGATTGAAAATCTCTAGTTGTATAGGATATTTTTTTATTAGCCATAATTTTTTATATATTTATAATTACAAAGTCGCTCGGATTAAATGCGTCATTAGTTACGACATAATCAATCCTAACTTTAGCGGTATGTTCTTTTTCGGAAATTCCTGGTACTCTAAATACTCGTACATCCCCATCCACATAAGTACCTTTATCTTCCTCACCATCAGATGCGGGTTTGACACTTATACTTGTTATTTTAATATTTGGTAAATATTCATCAACAGAATCTCTAATTTCTGATTCTATTTCTGAAAATGTCGGACCATCAAGAGGCTCAAAAATATATTCATATAATCTTGTCCCAAAATCAGGTAAATAATACCTTGTTCCCTTCCTTGTTAATAAAAGGTGAATCAAACTACTTCTAATCTCTTCATCATTTGTTTGTGATAAATCTAAAAATTTACCATCAAAAGAATCTCTAAAAGGGAAGTTAATACCATACGTATTTCCATTTGCCATATTATATAAATATAATGTTATAACATTTCATATAAATAGATATAAAATAAAAAACTCCCGACAGTGCCGAGAGTTTTTAAAATTTAGTTTTTTCTATGAAGAACAACCAAAACAGTCAAATTGAGAATCACTTGGTTTTTCAGGTAAAATATCAACTTTTGGTTTTTCATTTTTATTAGTCCTATCTTTTTTTGTTATATCCACCGCTAAGTGTTTTGCACCTGTTGAGATAGCTTTAGTTCTTATGTAATAACTTAAAGTTTTCAAACCTTTATCCCATCCATGAAAGTGTGATGAGGTAATTTTAGATAATGTAGGATTATTCATATAGATATTCATTGATTGAGATTGGTCAATAAATGGTGCTCGTTCAGCCGCCATATCAATTAATTCTCTTTGTGAAATTTCCCAAATTGTTTTGTATTTGTTAATTAAATGTTCAATACGTTTAACTTTTTTATTATAGTTTTTATCCTCAATATCAAGATAACCATTGAAGTTAATATTTTGAATTGAACCTTCATTTAATATGATATCATTTTTCAAATCCTCACACCAAATACCAATTTTTTCAAAATCTTGTATCAAATATTTATTTACAATTAAAATTTCACCACCAACAACACGTCTGTTAAATAACGCTGAGTGAGCCGGTTCTGTCATTTCAAATGACCCAGTAATCTTCGCTGAAGATGCTACAGGCATCTGAGCCGTGAATAATGAATTACAAATACCGTGTTTCATTACACTATCTTTTAATGAATACCAATCCCACATTCCTGATAAATCATCCTCAGTTAACCCCCACATATCAAATTGGAACACTCCTTTAGACATTGGTGAACCTTCAAAGTGTCCATATGGTTCATATTTCCCATCAACACACAATTGATTACTCTCAGTAATAGTTGCGAAATAAATTGTTTCAAAAATTTCTTTATTTAATTTTCTTGCTTCATCAGATGTGAAGACATAATCCATTAAATAAAACACGTCAGCTAAACCTTGTACACCAATTGCAATTGCTCTTTGTTCTAAACCACCTTTAAGTCCTTTCTGAGTTGAATAACTATTAATGTTAATAACCTTATTTAAGGTTCTAGTAACTTTTCTAACCTCATCATACAATAATTTGAAATCAAATTTACCATCAACTATGAAGTTTTTTAACACCATAGACGATAATGTACAAATAGCTGTAGTTTTTTCATCCGTATATTGGAATATCTCAGCACATAAGTTAGATTGGTGAATAACCCCAATGTTTTGGTGGTTAGTTTTCTTATTCGCATTATCTTTAGAACACAAATAAGGAACACCTGTTTCAATTTGAGATTCCAAAATTTTAGTCCAAACCTCAGTTGCACTTACTTTTTTACCAAGACCTAACTCAACAGCTTTTCTATAATTTGTTTCGTATTCATCACCATAAGATTCTTGTAATGGTTTAATACCTGCTTTCTTAATATCGTTAGGACAGAACAAATACCAATCAGTATTGTTTCTAACCGCATGCATGAAGTTGTCAGGAACCCATAACGCCGTAAATAAATCTCTTGCTCTTAATTCGTCTTTACCTGTATTCTTTTTGATATCCAATAAATCAAAGATATCTTTATGCCAAGGTTCAATGTAAATCGCCGCACTACCAGGTCGTCTTCCTTGTTGATTAAAGAATCTTAAACCTTCATTAACAATTTTTAAGTATTTCAATAAACCACCGGCAAATCCACCTGAGCTTGTAATACGACTTTCTTTACTACGTAAGTTTGACATACATAAACCAATACCAGCAGCATCTGACGAATATGTTGATATATCACTGAAAGTATTTAACAAACCTTGTCTTGAATCCGAATCATTGTAATGTAATACACAAGACGCTAACTGAGGAGTTAATGTTCCAGAGTTAATCATAATAGGCGTCGCCTTAGAAATTCGTTGTTCTGATAACGATTTATAGTAATCAATGGCCTCATCATATGTATCGGTTACCCATAAAGCAATTCTCATGTACATGTGTTGTGGTCTTTCAATAGCTTTACCATTTGGTAATTTTAACAAATACATTTCTTGTAAAGCTTTCCAAGCGAAAAAGTCAAAGTTATAATCATTTTCGTGATTAATAACCGAATCAATCTTACTTGGACCATACTCATCAATTATACTAACCAATTTATCGTGAATAACACCTTCAGTATGTAAAATTTTAATTGTCTCAGAAAAACTATCCAACGTATCTTTATGATACGCTGAAATAGCAACTGATGACGCTAATCTTGAGTAGTCGTGATGACTTCCAGTGTATGAAGACGCTATCTCATATACCAATTTGTCCAACTCTTTTGTTGTAATATGTCCTTCAGTTGGCACTGAAGTTATTACTTTAATAAAAATTTCGTCAGAGTTTACATTAAGACCTTTTGAAGCTCTTTTAACTCTGTTGTAAATTTTTTGAGGATT